GCCATGTAAAATCAAACTTATCATAGTCAATGTTATCACGCAATGCCCAGAAGACTTCATCAGGGTGCTGTTCAATCAACTCATCCAATGATGATTGTATATAGTATACTGGGAAATTAAGACTACTTATATCACGGTCAATGTTAACTACTTTATTATTATGGCCCGGTACAACATATCTAGGGCCGGGGTCTAGATCAAGCAACGTATTAAACTGATATATGTACGGTGGACTAGTTGCGTCTGGATGCCAGCTATAATCAAAATCTTTAATTACAGCATTTTCCCAATGTGTCATATCCGCTTTAATTTTAGCATTAGGTTCAGTTATATACTTAATATTAGTTGCACCATCTGATACGTATTGAGGACCATGTGTTTTTGCCCATTGAGTACCAAATTGAAATATGAATGGTGGTTCGGCGGGATCAGGATGCCAGCTATAGTCAAATTGAGTGGTATCAAACTTTTCAGTATTCACCCAGTGTCTTGAAATGACGTTTTTTCTATGTACAGGTTCTACGTCTGTGCGATATATTTTTACATTGTCAGCTTTTACTGAGCATAACCATGTACCACTATCACTCTGCCATTGACTAGGCCAGATATTGATATGGTCTGTTGCCCATACATCTTCATCGGGTAAGAATTCAAAATCAAAATCCCAATCAATATTTTTGTAATCACAGAACTCGTTAACAATCCAAAAGTGTTCAGTTGTAGCTAGTTGTTTAGCTGTATCAAAGTCTTTGGCGTAACGTTCTCGGGGATGTACATTGGGTTTGTCCCCGTAATAAAACACATCTCGTAGCATAAAGATACTTATGATAGTACTTTTATACCATATAGTTTTTCAAATCGATCTGCATCCGCTCTGTCATTGACCATTGGTTCACCTCGTACATTCAAGCTAGTGTTAAGTAGCATAGGGCAACCGGTCATAACATACCATTTTTCTAGTAGTTCTCGTATTCCGGAGCCATCCTTTGGAACAGTCTGTACCCTACTAGTGTTGTCATAATGAATAATAGCAGGAAATAAGTCAGGAACCCGACAACGACTGATGACTTGCATATACCTACTGTTACTCCAGCCACAAGGGATATCAAAATACATATCAGTATACTCCTCCAAAATAACTGGCGCAAAGGGTCTAAATTTTTGTCTATGTTTAATTTCATTTACTTTATCCTTTATTTCTTTTCCTCTTGGGTCTGCAAGTAAGCTTCTATGTCCAAGGGCTCTAGGTCCAAACTCAGCACGACCACTAGCCACACCAACAATGCCAGTGGTAATAAGATTATCAAGTAGACGATTAACAGGGTAATCACCAGGTATAGTATGACCCAAATAAGCACTAGTCCAATTAAGCTGTTTACCGTAACCGAGCGCACATGCACCAAGACTAGAACCAGCATCGCCAGGATTAGGCATAATCCAAATGTTATCATAATAATCCCCTAATAATCGATTTGCTAAACAATTTAATGCTACTCCTCCGCCATATACTAAATTCTTACTACTACTTAGCATTCTTGCTTTACTAATCACTGAAGTAATCAACTGTTCTGCTATTAGTTGTGTACTATATGCGATATCCATTACATTAGCATCCTTTATAAAATCATCAGGCACACCTATATGTAAGTTATCATTGAACACTATATTTTTGTATGACTTAATTAATGATGTAGACATTTCTTTCAACGGAAGAATGTTTCCGTAAGCAGACATACCCATTAAAATGTACTCTTCATCCATCGGGCTTAATCCTGCTCTCTTAGTCATTGCGGAGTAAAATAACCCTATACTATCTGGGTACTGTTGTCCCCATAGTTTCTTATATTGCGCTACACCGTTCTTATCATAGTAAGCATTCCAAATAGTAATAGTATCAAATTCACCAATAGCATCAATAACAACCACTGTGGCATCAGTGTATGGACTAGTTTGGAACCCTGCTGCCGCATGACTTAAATGATGATTATGTGTATGAATCTTACTCTTGCGTCCATCTTCTAAACGGTGAAGTAAGCCTGTACCTATGATCTCTCTTGCAGATAAACTAGATATCATAGTTTTTTCTCCGCTACGCAATTGCCGTAAATATTTAATTAGCGGCCTTTCGTAATAATGAACCTCGATATCACTAGATGTTAGGTATGGTTTGGCATCTTCTATAATGTCAATGCCTAAGTGTTTAGTGTGCTTGTGTTTATTGTAACGTTCACTATGTCCAGCAAATAGAATATTACCACTATTATCTACAATACTCAATGCGGCATCGTGAAACCCTGCTGATATTCCTATGTAGTTCATGGTTTAATAAATAAAGGGATCACGTTTCTTCATTGCCTTTAACCTTTTGCGATATTTGTACTCTCGTACCATCTTTAAGTATATATTCTTAATAAGATTAAACATTTTGTTCTTGCCATTCTTTAATAGTTCCTACATCAACATACTCAGTAACTTTCTTAGTTAAGAATGTTTTACCATTACTAATATTATACTGAATGATATGACTGACAAAGAATTCATTTGTCATACTATGTATCAACTTTTCATACGCTGATACAAAATCATAAATTCTATTAAACTTATATCCGCCCACACAAAACTCATTACTAACAATAGACTTTTCTACTATACTTTGAACTATACCATGTTCATTTGCTATAACAAAACTCTTGTTTGCTATCTTATATAGAACATCATGCTCACTTACCGTAGATATGCAAATATAATTACCATCTGAAACTTCATGGTCAAAGTAACTATCACAATCTTTAATGAAAAAAGAATGGTCAATATGTATTTGTGCTAGATTTATAATCTGATATACAGTATCAGCTGGACCCCTAGTTACTTCAGGTAACACTACAACGTTAACACCTAGCTCTCTGATAATATCTCCGCTGTTGTACAACTCATCATGTTGTTTAAGTATACCAACAGTAACATTATATTTACCTATATAAGGTTCTATAGCATTGTGTAACATTATCTTACCATTGTTATCAGTAAGCAAGTATTTTGGTACAGTACCCGGAAAACGGGTAGATAATCCGGCGGCAGGTACAATTACTTCCATAATCTCTTTATCTCCTCTAATATCAATCTATGCTCTGTTGTACCTACTTTACAATGTCTGTACACTCTGAGTAGCATCAATATGTATAAATTATTGTCAAATGCAATAGCAAAAGCTGATTCTAATATATCGTGTAAAATCTTTAATTGAACCGTAAGTTCAGTCTTACCGTCTCTAAGAAACCAGTGACCATCTATGTCTTGTCTCATCTTAGCAATATCAAATACCCAACTATCATATGGGCCGGTTACAGTATCTATCATATAAAACTTACCATTACTGTATAGTAGATTCTCTAATGTGAAATCACCATGACATAGACTTTGTGGTAAGTCTTTTGGTAATCTAATATATAATTCATCGGATGTAAATGGCAACTCACTACAATCAATCAATGCTAACTGTTCTTGATATGTGTTTGCATAGTTTTTAGACTTACTTGTGTACTTAAACCTATCAACTGTTTCTATGATAGAGTTTGCTAACAGCTTTACATCGTGCCGTAATATAAACGTTTTCATATCAATACCCGATATGTATTCCATATCTAGCGTATCGTTACGCATGTTTATAATTTTAGGTACGTTGAAGCCATGTGATGCCAACTCTTTCATCTTGTCATGGTTACGTTGAACGTTTTTGCGTTTTCTAACAAAGCGTTTGCTGAATGAATTTTCTATCAACATCACGTGTGATTTAGAAAACCCTTTAAATTTAGTTACAACAGTTTCTCGTAGATGTTTTTGCTGATACCATATTTCGGAGTTTGTTTTTATAATTTCATATGAGTATGAAGCTAAACCTCTACTATTACTTCTAGCTATGTAGAACTTATTAAACGGTATTAATTGGATAGAGTTAAACAATCGATTAAAATGTTCTGCTAAAAATTCATGTATGTTAGTTGTCTCAATTAACTTAGGGGTTGTATAATCTATGTCTAACAACTTTAGAATCGTATTGCTATCTCCGATGAATATTTGATCCATGACGTTACCAATTCCATTACGGTGAAAGTCACCGTAACAATACATGGTATTAGAGTTCATTTTGGATATGAAGTCTTGTAACAAATCACTATATTCAATATATAAGTCAGGTCGTATAAGAATGATTACATCGTATGTTTTGTTACTTTTATGTATTAGTTTTAAACCTTCATGCCAACGATTAATCATTTTTTGCTGGTTATATAAGTAATACAGTGGCTGAGAGATAACGTAGTCAGTAATTGGTAAATATCTTTGTATTCTATCAATTGTTACATTCTCATGTATATTGATGTTTAAGTTATCGTTAACCTCAGAGGTCTCTGCCCATGTTGAAAAATAGTAATCCACTTTGCCGCATTTATCGAATTCCCAACTTGGATGCGCTATTTCAAATTCTCTGTACTCACCAGAAATTAACACTGCTATGTTCATTTGATAAACTTATTAAAATACCCGTTGTTCCACTTATCTTCTGCATTTTGAATCACATTCTCCGGCCATGCAGTTTTGAGTGCATCTCTTCCCATAATATCTATCTGATTGAGTAACTGTAAATCACGCCAATTATGTTGTGCATTCATTACATCATCAAAAGTAGGGTTATTGTTATCAGTTAGATAGCGATAGAAAGTGCAATTACTAAAATTTTTAGCATACGCAATTGGTAATGTATTATTGCAATGATTAAACCACCACGTATGCCAATCACCCTCACCACCGATAATCCATTTGTTAATGTCTAATGTACTAAACAACTTATTCATATTGCTATAGGTTGAAAGAAACAAAACATCTTGTAGTTTTCTATTAGTAATGTATTCGTCAGTAGCCCATGCTACTCCTAATGAGTTTTCATATTGTTCTATACTGTTTAAGTCGATTGGGCAACTGTAATTAAAGAACAAATCAGGTCGCATTACAATCACATAGTCATAGTGATTATTGCTTTCTTTTATAAGATTAAACCCTGATATCCAACGATGCATCATCTTAGTGCTATATTTTACTTCCTTAATTAAACTTTGTGGTTCAATTAGTACTGTAGCATCTTTGTGTAAATCATTAACAACACGGTCATAATTAACCAATTCTGTATGGTCTAGATTAATTTTAGGGCTAACGTAAGATGAGCTATCCCATGTACTTACGTATATATCAACACGTGGATCATACAGAAAATCCATTGTTCTTCTACAATGTCCAAATGTTCTATACTCCCCACTTATCAATACTGCTATCTTCATAGTTTAGACCACCTGTTGTACATGTTAGTAAGTTTAGGGAATGTCTTTAAAAAGTTTGTTTTTCTTCTACGGTCATGTTCATTAACAAATATGATAAAGTCTTTACGACTGGTATCAAACCACGGCTTAGGATCATCAATATGAGATTTAATCAATGTTTGAATACGTTTAAGACGTTCAACTTCTTCTGGATAAAATGCTTGATGTGACATATTGTTAGCAACTACATTACTATCCATAAAATCTATTTGACTTTGCATTAGGTCCAATTGTTCTTGTTCCATGATAAACACACTTTGGTGCAAAGGATAGCGTAGATAAGGTATATCTAATAGCATTGGATAGTGTGTTGTAGTACCATACTGTTGTTTGAATGATAGTATATCTTTTAAGAAGTCAGTATATGTAGTGACGCTTAACAAGTTATATGTACTCATTATAGTAAACTGAATGCCCGGGATAGCTTGATACATCTTGTGCATGTTAGCAATCCAGTCATTGTAATTCATACCATAACGAATATACTCGCTTGCTTTACCGTGTGCTTCAGCAGAAGTAAACAATTTAAATCGTTTTAGTTTCTTCTCATTGATAATGATTTTTACTTTTTCAATAAACTTATCCATCAACTCGTCTGGTGCATTCATATTAGTATTGATTGCAACTTCCAAATCTGTGTTAGGATTTTCAATAATGTAATCTAATACTTTGAATGTGTTTTTGTTTAGTAATGGCTCACCACCTGTGATTCTAAAGTACTTAAGACTCTTGTACATATCAGGAAACCAATTCCAAAAAGCATCAACATAAGGATTCTCTTTGTTATTTGGAATAGGCATTGCATCAGTAGCTTTTAACCATTCTAAATTGTTGAATTGATTGCTTGTCGGGTATGCACCATATCTTTCAACTTCTTCCATCCACTGACTGCTTATCTGAGGAGCACAGTAACTGCATTTGAAGTTACATACGTTACCAAAGCTTACTTCTACGTAGCTAGGATCAATGTTAGCGTTCCAAGGCTTGTTAACAATCTCATCAATATAAGGATATGCCCATGATTGATCCGCACTCTTAAAAGTTCTATCACTATAATGTTGATTAGTGTCTTCTACATTCCAACAGTAATCACATTCCCGCGGGCGAACACCTTCAAGCATTAACTTTCGTTGTTGCTTTTTATATTCACTATTGTGTAATGCTGTAGAGTTAATTTTAATTTCACTTACAGGCACATGATGTGATGACGGGTGATGACAGCTATGTGTGTGACCATTTTGCAGATGCATTGTTACTTGCTTCCACTTAGCTACACAGAAACTAGGACTAATTTCGTTAATCTCTTTATGAACTTTGTCTATATGATTATCTGACATTACCATCCTTCTATTCTACGAATTACATCCATCTCACGAACTAGAGGACCTAGATTGTGTTTGTCTGCGTTATAATGACGTTTAAAAAATTTACTCTGTGACCCATCAAAATGAAGCATCGGCAGGCTTAGCTTATCGTGTAATGCGGCTCCGAGCAATGCTGACTCACGGTCTGGATCTCTATTTATATGTTCTTCCCATAGTACAGTATAATTATCAAACCATTGAACATTCTTTGGATCCCATTCTGTAAGCATAGTCATGTATGTACCTAATCGTGCTCCGTATATAGCCCATTCACCGTTCTCTACGTCACGACCAATGTTATGCCATATGGTTAAATTATTGAAGTTTCTACTAGCTACACTTTGTTTGAACTCGTCTACACTAGGTCTCTTGCCACCAGCTAAACACATCTTAACACCTTCACGAAAGCCTGCTCTCCATGCTTGAAATGGTGAGTAATTTGGATAAGTTGTACTATAGCAATCGTACATTGCCCAGTATAAGTTATCAGAAGAATCCAAACAGAAATCAACTGTAGTTGTATCATTGCCGTCGCTGTGTTCGTGTGTTTGCATTTCACGTACATATGTTTTTGTCCATGAACTCATTCCACCATTGCCGTATCGCAAGCCGTTAATACTATTGATTGCTCTCCATCTGAACTGTGCTTGTTTATAGATTGGATCTTTGTCTGAAAAGTCTAATTGCATATTGAAAAAAGATTCATTTGGCATGTTATCACCATCAATTAAGATAAAACGTTCGGTGTCACTTGCTTCACCTGCGGCTTTGTGTGCGGCGTCACTGCCTTTAATGCCATCAACACGTTTAGCCCAAGGCACCATGTTTTTAATCTTTAACCAGAATTCTTCTTTTTGTGGTTCGTCATAGCTGAGATAGATACAATCTAAGTCTGCTATATCAATTATATCATCTGCGTCTATTACGTTATCTGTCATATCATTTATTCCCCATCTTATTATGTTGTTGTAATCATCATCTACTACAATAGATATGTCCTGTTTTGCACATTTTATACCTGATCTGTGCTTAATGAATTTGCGCGGTGCTGTAGCTTCTTCTAAACTAACTATTTTTCCGTTAATAACTTTTATACTATGATTCTTGCATAGGAAGTCAAAATGGTCTACAACTATATATTTTCCATTGATGTTAGTTGGCTCTATAGAATCAACTACACATACATAAGTTATAGGATACCCATATTCATCGTAGTATAATCTATATTCATCTGACATTCTTTTTCACTACTTTATTAAAATCCTTAACATGATAGTGAAAAGGGTGCTTTTGTACAAAGGTGTTAATTCTAAATCCATTCTCTGTAAACTCAGTTACTAGTTCTTGTGTCCAATCATTAGTTGCTAAGTCATTAATCATTTGCTTCATATGAACCATAGTAAACTTGTCATAAGAATTCATAGTTGTATTTTCAATACCCAGTATATGACATGCTATACTATAAGCCCAATCAGTAGATACTTCTTCGGTTGACTTGCATTTTAGTATTAGTTTATATTGTTCCCAGTTTTTAAAAATATCTTTTACAAGTTCAAAGAATTGCTTTGCCAATTCACTTTTTCTGAAATACGTAAGTGCGTTATAACAGTTAGGTAAATTGTTGTTGATAATAAACTGTCGATAGTACACATCTTTTACAATGTCTCCCCTGTAGTTTCGAATGTCAGTTGATACAACTAAATCACGATCCTTAAAGGCATCCCAATAATAGTCAATATTACTAGGTACAATCATATCAGCTTCTAACTTGATTGTATAGTCATATGGGCTTGCTTCGTATACTTGCCAGTCATTGATTAATTTCCAATTACTAGTTGGTGCTAAATCTCCGTACGGTAATGCAACAATGTTATCGAAGGCTGAACAATCGCTTTGATTATCACTAATCAACGTTATATTAGATTCGGGCATTGCTTTTTTTATACTTAATGCTAAAGCTTCTGCACATCCTACATAGTCTATCTCATGCGTGTTTTGTGCTAATATAACATAACCTTTATTCATGAATAATCTCCGCAAAGTTGTTTTTGTTTAGCATATGAAAGTCTAAGTCTTTGATTGTAATATATTCTTTCTTCAGTTTGTTATTCTTCATTGTATCATGCAATAAGGTGTATTCAGTATCTGATTCTTTGTACACGTGCGTTCCAGGACCAACATGTAATAACTTCCATGGCATGAATGATCTTTGGTTATCTATGTGCCCATTTACAATACGTAATGCAATCGCAAACGCATAATCATTTCTATAGTAAGGTAAAGTAATACCGTGCAATTGAACATAGTGTTGGTAGTTATCTTGTACCATTTTTACACAATTAAAAATGTGCTCTGCATATTTGGATTTATTAAAGGTGAGTGTGGTTGCCCACACACTATCTATTCCCGAGTAGCCCACTCTTTCTTGTGTGTCACTAGGTGCCATCAGAAAGTTAATTTCTTTATGACACATAAAGTTATCATATATGTCAAACGTTTTTAGTAAACGATCACTGTTGACTACGTAGTCAACATCCAATACTAATGTCTCATCATATGGACTAAGTTCAAATGCTTGATATCTACCTTTGTTCACCCAAGTACTATGGTTTCGTTTATTATCTCTAACACTTTCAACGTGTACTATTTTATCAAATGTGTAATCATATTTGGTTAAGTCAGTGGTGCTATCAGTTATTAACGTTACCGGTAAGTTCAAGAACCTATTAACTCGTTTAGCCGTAAAGATTGCCATTTCAACGTAATCAGTAGTTTCATTGTTGAAAGCAAATAACACAGCTCCCTTCATCTTTTACTTTCTAATTGTTTCCATTCAGCTAACCAATCAAACATAACAGTATTATATACTTCTTTAGTTTTGGCTAATATGGTGATGCGTGTAACTTTTACTGGATTTTGGTAACTATCAAGTAGTATAAGTGTTTCATCTGTTGAAGAATTTAGAAAAGTTAACAGGTCAGTAGATGCTTTCCACAACCCACCTTGTTCAGCAAATATTAGTTTGCTTTCGTATTTGTCTTTGAGATATTCTTTAGCTAAGTTGTGATTAAACCGTGCTTTAACTTCAGTCAATAATTGTTTGGTGTCCATACATACTCCTAAAAGTATTTAGATAGTAGTACAGTTACCTAATTAAATTTAATTACTGTGCTGTTACAGACATAACCACTGAAGGTATTCCCCAAGATTCTTGGGTCAAGTATGATTGTGAACTGACGATCGGAGGGATGACATAGAGGTATCCAATACCGCCGGCTGCTATTGAAGTACTATAAGGAGCCACATCTACTACTAGTTTCAAAGTAATAACATTACCATTAGCTCCATAGGATCCTTTATCTCCGCTAGTATTTACCAACACTTCAATAAAAGAAGCATCGTATCCAGGAACCCCATTACTTACCGTTTGTTTAAAAATACTGACAGGGGTAGAGGTATAAGTAGTTGGTTGAAAGTAATCTTGTGATCCTGAAATAGACCCAGGAGTACCTGAACCGCCTATTTTAGTAGTAGCGGCAAATTCCACACCTGCTATTTTAGTTTTAGTAGAGCCGCCAGCCATAGCAGACCAATATATAGTGCCTGCTTCCTGTGCCAATCTAGAAATCATCAATCGTGTCGGAACTCCTGACTGATATCCGGGTTGCCAAGTTCTGACTGCTAGTTGGCCACCGCAATTAAAAAAGAATCTAGCTGAGTCACCAGTCGGAAACGTTGCAGTCATTGTATATGTTAACTTGTTAGTCCATGAAAAAGCATTTTCTACTGTATATACAGAATAATTACCTTGAACCGCACTAGACATTCTATTTGTGTCTATTTTATCAATATAAGTTTTAGTAAGACCTTGGTTATATAATATGTTAATGCCAGGAGCAAACGTATCCTTAGGGACACTGTAACTTAAAAGAGTAGCCTGATGTTGGGCTATCGTATTAGTTAAATTTTTCATCCCATTCCAATCTGATGCAAGTACCGGATCACCTACGTTAACGTTTGGTAATAATGGTGACTGTCCGTACCCTCTGTTTCCAAATCCGTAACCCCATAATGTGTTAAGTCTTTGGGCTGTAGGTACGGGTCCTATTAACTGATTTACAACATCGACGGCTTCAATTTTACCAGATTGTTCGTAAGCCATTTATGCCCCCGTAACAGTACGTATTTGTATATCCCAGTTATTGATATTAGAATAATCATCAGATACTAGTATAGATATATCTTCTTTAGTACATGCAATACCATCTATAGTCTGAACTAGTTGTGAAAAAACTGCTTGAGATTTTTTTACAATATTACCATCGACAATTTTTATATCCATTCTACATGCCGCATATACCAAACTATCAATTACAATGTATTTTCCCTCAGGCTTTTCACATGTGTAAAACAACACACTACCGTTATCATCGTAATAAAGTCTAAATTCAACCTGTTGCATATTATACCGCTACAAAACTTCCAGTAACTGTAGGTGTTCCCCAAACGTTATTTAAGTAAGTAGTAGACGGTGGTACAACAATGCAAGTTACGGAAGTTCCTGCATTTACCGTTAATCCATTAGGAACTTCATCCCATAGAATTGTTACAGTGATTATATTACCGTTGTCCTGATTTGAACCTACAGGACCGTTTGTTTTCATATCAACTTTAATAAATGAACCTGTATATGTAACAATACCAAATCTTGCTAATTGCTTGAATACAGTAGAGTATGATGTGGTTAAACCGTAATAACCTTTATTAGCATCTAATATAACCGGAGGGGCTTGAGAATTCTTTTGTGTTATTCCGTTATAGTCAGTAATTGCAATAACAGTCTTGCCGCTACTTGGTGCACTTAATACAAGTGTACCCGCATCTTCTGCTAACTTATTCATCACGTAATTAACTGTATAACTAGGACCTATAGGTGATGAGAATGTAAATTTAAGTTGTCCGCCACTATTAAAAAAGTATCTAGCGGCATCACCTGAAGAGAACGTTATTGTTTGAGTAAATGTACAAGAATTACTCCAAGTAGAAGTACATTGAGTTGTTACAGAAGAAGTAGTCCCTTGTGCAACGGCATATAACGCCCTAGTTTTTAATAATGCAATATTGTTAGGATAATCTGCATCGTATGTAATAAGACTATTCACTGCAGTGCTAGGAAGAAGTCCTAATCCAGTACCTTGATGGTTTCCCATCGCAGTAATTCTAGTATTTAAGCTAGTCCATTGTGAACTAGTTACTATGTCTCCTAGTGCAACATTAGCTATCGGGCTAAGTTGCCCGTAACCATACATCCCTGTACCAGTGTTATACAGACTATTAACACTAGCTCCCGAAGATGAGTTAGTTGCTAAATTATTAAAGGATGCTGCGTCTATTAAACCGTTTGCACTAAAAGCCATGTTATACCCTTATGTTCACTACAGCTAATACTGTTCCTACACCTTCATCATTTTTAGTCGTAAGTGAACGACCAATTACATTGAATGCGGTTAATTCACTCTTATTACCTGCTCTAGCAAGACCTTTACCGGCACTTACCAATCTATCACCCTTCTTAACTACACCTGTCACATTTACAGTAACACGTCCACTCAATGCGATAGGAGGGTGAGTTTCATCATTTCCTGCACCTTGATTCATCAAGTATGCCGCTGTATTAGATACAACACCGAATACATCTTCACTTAAATCAGAAGATACTGCAGTGATTTCTTTTTCTCCACCAATCTCAACGACTGTGCCTGGAGCATAAACTGCATCAGCTTCAAAACGTTCTGCCAAGTCAGCGAATGTTGCTTGCCAACGAGCGCCTGAGCCTAATGTCCATGTACCAGTAACTGTACCGCCACCTGCAATTGCAGTAGTAGTAACTTTAGTTGGTGCGATGTTTCCAGTAAACTGCGTTACGGCATTTGCACCGGTTAAATAGTCAAACACGTTAGAGTTGGTATATGAGCCTGATGGGTTAAAAGATACACCGTTTGCGTACATATAGTTATCACACTTGATACCGTTAACACTACTAGGTGAAAATGTAATATTACCGGTAGAAACGAACATTGCATTACCAGTAGAATTGCCGTACACTGTCCATCTACCATACATAGAACCTGCTGTACTCGGAGCCGATGTTAAGTTAGCTGATGTTGTTATTAAACCAGTAACTGCAGTACCCATAGTAGCAGTTGTGATTCCTGCTGTGCCCGCTGATAAAGTGTCGGATACCGTTGCTAAACGTACAGTTATCGTATCACCTATAATATTACCTGCTATACTGGCATTATTAGCAATCACATTACCAGTAACTGTTAAGTTAGCAAAAGTAGCATTACCACCTGAACTAGTAGTAGTAAGAGTATACCATGCCGCTGAATTTGTTGTACCGTCAGCTGGACAAACTTTTAATGTCCCTGTACCAGTAATATCGTACCATAGTTGACCTCGAATAGGGTTTGATGGCGGTGTGTTTGCCGCAAAGTTTTCCACTATTCTAACCATATTAGTATCTAATGTTTGTCCGTAACCTGAGAAGTTCCTGCCCGGTAAACCGATAGAACTACTACTGGTGTTTATGGTACCATCAGCTATTGTTGTTAGTGTGCTACCATCGCTTCGTATGATTGTATATGCCATTTATTTGCTCCGACTATTGCAAGTATTTATCTTAAATTGTGACCAGGTTTGTTAAGCTCTGGATTCTGATCGTATAATCTATCTGAATTTGTCTATTCAGACTCTTTTGTACGGGGTGAAATATTACGTGAGTAAGTAACTTAGTTAGCTCATTTCCCGTATTGTCTCGACCGTAATCTGCTAATAACCCGATTTCATCGAATGTATAGCTACTTTCTAATTGGTTTCCATTGTCAAATGCGCTTTGACCAGGAGGCTCACCGTAATCCAATAAACATTGAACTATGATATCTGAGTATACTTTTCCCGACACGTGACTTACTGTCATCTTATTTCTTGTAGGATCCGTGTTTAAAACATTTGTATCATCAACTATTTTTGCGTATGTTTGATTATATAGTGCGGCATTTTGTCCAGTTGTATTAGGAGGTAGGTATGTAATAATACCAGTTTCATCTACGCTTGCACCACCATTACCGAACGCCATCTTGTAAATCTGACCAAAACCTCTACTGCTCAACGTGTAAGCAATAGCTTCACTAATGTTTTCATAGTGTATCGCATTCTTTTTGTCTACAAATACCTCATTACTGTTGGGGTCATAGACTTTTAAAAAGCCCTCAATTTTCATTGGAATCATTATATTTGACATTAGTTATCGCCTCGTGCTTGAAGTAAAACTTCGTTAGTGTCCGGGTCGGTTATCTTTATAAAGGTGCTAAAGTAAAACCCACCTGTTTCATCAGGTTTGGGCCCTATTTCAGCCTTTTCTTCAACAACATTTTCGGTTTTATCGTTATTCATAATAATATATTTATCTTTTAAATATTACCGGATTTTAAGAATCTTGCAGGATCTGTTGTGCTTAATTGCAACGGATTACCCGAATATACATATGTTATCACAGCGTCATCTCCGGGAACTACTGCAGGAGATCCGGTAGTTCTTATTATCCATAATGTAGGATAGTTAGGATCCTTAATGCTAGTTGCTATGTCAAATGCGGTTGGGTCAGTTCCAAAAACAATAGAAGCACCGGCTTTTACATTTACAATATCAGGTGTAGTAGCTATTAAGAACTTAAATTCACCAGGTGTCGTACTGGTAACAGTAGTTGTTATATCTTGGAACACAATATCATCCCATACCTGATAATAGTAAGGTTTAAACAATTCATTAGTAGGAATCAAACTGAATACTTGTGAATAAGTAGAATGTACATTCTGAGCACCTGTGCCCTGAATTCCACGTGTCAAACCTGATATTGTATTATTTGTGTAGTCAATTAGATTGAATCTAATTCGTTCACTATTGATTACTAAAATTTCACCCACACGCAATGTTACAATTACTCTATCACCTAATGACACTTCACTATTAAATTCTATTACCGTAGCAGTATTAATAATTACTAATGCATATGAACTAGGATTTAATTGTGACAATGTATTTTGATTATAAACTGTGACTTCACGCACTGTAGCGTAATCTGCTTGTACCGGAGCTACTAAGCTAGTACCATTGTTAAGTACTTGAATAGTTTGTACTAAAGTATCAACCATACGTGATGCATCATTAACATAGATAGTATCATCCGTTATTAGTAGGTCTTGTGTTAACCACGTAGAAGTATTATTATTACTACGATAGACTGCAGTGTCTGCATTCTTATCAACTGTAAGATTATATACCAATTCATTTGGTGTTGCACTAGGTATCATACTAGTAACAGTAATAACGTCTGTTGATATAATAGGTGTCAATAAATTTAACCCATTGCCGGTTATATAACGTAAGCTACTTGGGCTTAAACGTTCACCGTTTATAGCTACCCAAACTCTATTGTTATCTTCCTCAGTAAACAACGGCTGTGTAACCGTAAACACTTGTGAGTCTTTCCATGCATATCCACCGCGCACATACTTGCTTACTAATTTACTTTGCAAGGGTGTAGTGGTTGCAGGATCAAGAAATAACGCATATGTATTTGTAGTATTTTGTTTTACATAAAATATATTGTTATTTAACTGAACACTACCTTCGATACCATCAATTCTAATCATAGTACCATTAGCCCAAGCGCCGGATCCAATTGGATTTGCTAATACAAGTTGCACAGGTGTAATACTATTATTGATATAATAAATTTGATTTACTTCGAAATTAGTATCAGTATCTAGCACTAATGCTTGTTGACGAGTATCGTTAAAAGTTGTTACTGCTACAATATCATCTGCTGAAGGTGCGGTATCAAATACGATAATAGCAGAAACTACTACTCCAGTACCGGGCAATACGCTAGGTGCTCCTGTAGTTGTTAATGTCCATAATGATGAGTCACCGGGGTCTACATTACTTGCAGTGATTGGATACAACGTGGGATCAGATCCAAATGTAATATTACTTCCTGCAACTACTTTATCTATATCTGGATACGTAGCTATAACAAATGAGAATGCATTGGCTGCAGACACACTTATAATTGCAGAGATATTAGGTGTAATGTTATATGTTAAATCTGCTGGTGTAGTTTTTCTTATACCATTGATTTCAACAATAGCAGTATCATTTACTGAAAGCTGTGATGCTGTGTCCAACGGTGAAATATAATATACAAAATTATCTAACGCCCATGATGTAGCAGTACCATCAGCTACAATAACTTGTGTTTCAGGGATACTAAAACCATATTGCTCAGGTTGTCCTGTTGAAACAGTATTACCAAAAATAGTGTAGGTGATGTAGTCAACACCTTGTACATATGTATCATTGAAGGAAATCTTAGTAGTTCCTTGACTTGTAGTATCTAAGTAAAAATCAGAAATATATGTTAACTTAACACCATTTAAGAAACATATAGGAGTAAAATATATTTGACTATCATATTTATAACCCAAATGTATCTCGCTAAATCCGTTAATATTGTTTATTCTTAACGGAACGTTGTCAGTAGAATCTTTAGCAAGCTGACTGCCGCCACCAACTTCATATACTTCTATTAAGATAGTTTCATTACTAGTTAATGCATTATCAAGTGTTATTGTCTTGTTAGTCCAATCCACTGTATAAGTGTAGTTGATATTAGTAACTGATGTGCTTTCGTAAATACGATTTCCAATTAACGTAATAGGATCTACTACAAACACAGATACAGTTGCAGGGATATCAACTAACCCATCAAAACTTACCGTGTTATTCACATCAGGTGATGCCACTCTTGACACCATACTGAATCCAGTATGCTGATATGTTTGATAATCCCATGACCCACTTGGTCTAGATTTTACATACATGGATAAATTATCACTAACTACACCTGCAACCATTTCTTCCGGTGCATAACCATAATCAAATGATGAACCCTGTACGTCATAGAACGGTGCATTCTGTTGCAACAATCCGACCTTAGTCCATGTAATAGCATCCGGACTAAACAATATAGTAGAATTATCACCTACTGCTACATACTGAGTACCGTTGTAATATACACCTTTAAGGTTATCAGTGACACCAGATGTACTGCTTGTCCATACTTGTCCATCAGTAGAAGTATAGATTTCTCCACCTTCACCTACAGCAACAAACAATCCATTAGCATAAACTAAATCATAAAAGTCAGCAGAAGATAATACTTGTCCAGTAACCCAGTTACTACCATTGGTTGTGTAATAAGTTACACCTGATTCACCAACAGCAACAATATATGTGCTATCAGCAGCCACACCATACAGCTTATAACCAGTTAACGGAGGAGTTAAATAAGTCCAATTAACACCATCATAGCTGATTACAATATCACCGTATGTTATAGTGCCAGAGCCAGTACTAGTAGAGGTATGTCCACCCACAGCAACAAAGCCATCAAATGCAGTTAAGTTTGCATATGATACTGCATTCAATGTACGAGTTGTATCACCAAAGTCGAAACGTTTCTCCCAACTTATTCCATTATCGCTGGTAATAATATATCTATTACCTACACTAACATATAAGCCGTTACCATATGTGTCCCCGACCATTTGCATATTAGATAGGTTAATAGATGTTCTATCAAAAGGATCATCGTCATACCCACCAATATCGTACGGTGTGAATGGGCCGCTTGACGCCCAAGTAATAGCGTCAAAACTAATCAACACAGGAGTAGTAGAATTGTATGATGTTATAACATATGCACCGGCTGTACTATCGTATACAATATCACGTACATCCAATGGTTGCTCTGAAATAATTGCAATACTCCAAGTTGTGCCATTAGTACTCTTTAATACAACTGAGTTACTATCATTTTCACCCACAGCAACATATTGTGTCCCGTCATACGTAATACTTCTAATATCAACATATGCTGGATAGAAGTATTGACCTTTTAGATTGATATCTAATGGATATTGATCTTCTGGTGCGAACTGATTACCATAATATGTATTATTAGTATATGTTATACCTTTAACAAGCCCTTGCAAGTTTTTGCCAGGCATGTCGCTTGTTGGTTGATAATAACCAACAATACGATCCAAAGCATTGAACAACTCAAGATTAGAATCTACTTCTTCCCACTGATCGTATAAGAAAGTACGACTGTTGGTGTCTTGAACACATTTAAATATCTTGTCTTTATAAACAACATAGTTTGTGTAGTTATAACTTGAGCTACTTGTTGCTAGTGCAGGATCGTTAACAAATCCTTGATCTCCTACGGTGTAAGGGAAACTTGCTACTGGAGTAGGAATAGTCATATTGATATCATTAAATATCTTTATAGTTGTACTACTAATAGGTGTTACATAATAAGACCTAAATCCACCAACAGCTACACCAGACACAAATGCAGTTTGAATTGCATTTAAGCTGGTTACACTAGTGATAGTAATAGTAGCATCATTAACTACATTTACACCGCCCAATACTGAACCTAAAATAGTAATCTTTTGACCAGCATTGTATATAGCACCATTATTAATAATAGTTATAACATATTCGTTTAACACTTTACTAGGTGTAAATTTAGGTCTATAAACTTTAATTACTGCGCCACCGGCGGCAGAATCATCATATGTGTAAGGAGGTAGTGTATTGTAGAAATACAAGTTTAAGTTTTTTAACTTACTAGAATCTAAACCAGATATACTAAAATCTAAAGTAACATTAGCTTGGCCGCCCACTGATGTTACTCCCAATATTGGAAATAATGCACCCTGTAAACTACTTCTAGTTACAAGACCAGGAGAACCGGCTACCGTAACACTAGTAATAGCTCCTGCAATATCAACGGTTGCTACTGTAATAGTACAGTCATTGCCTGGACTAGCCCATGTTGAATCCATATCAGTACCAGGTACCACTATAGTATCACCAACACTGTATCCTAATCCAGGTTCAGTAATTTCAGTAACATCAAAATAACTACCCATCAATACGTTTTGAACTACAAACAATGCGGCATTTGTTACTCCACGATTAACTTTAGGCATATCTTCATATGGTTGTGCTATGGCTAACATTTCACTACTACTTGAGTTTAATATGTTTAATCCAGAACCATAAAAGTTACCTGGTACCCATTCTTCTACTAATGGTCTATATGATGTTCTATCAAACTTTAATATAGGTTTAATACTTCTGACACCACTTCTGCCCATAATTACTTCAGCACGTGGTGTCATGCTTAATTTAGCATTAACAGTGTTACCTGAATCAAATAGAATCACTCTATTAGAATTAACCATTGCATCATTCTTAGTATAGTACAACGCAATGATACTCTCAATAACATTAGATGTAAGTATTCTAATATAGTAATGAGAGTGTTCTGTCAATCCAGTTACATTAAAATTACTTGTACTATACTCTAAGCAATCACCTGTAACAAAGGCAGTAGATTGAATTGTGATAGTACTATCTATATAGTTAATATCAAAGTTAGTAAAATCAATTGACATACTAGATTGAAATTCTAGTCTAGGTGTGACAACATAACCTTCACCTGGATTTAATACATCTACACCAATAACTTTATCCACTTGCATAACTGCACGGAATCTTGCAGGTACTCTTGGTGCAGGATATATACTTGTATCTATTACTGCATTAATAATAGGAGGATCTACATAACCTCTCGCAGTATCATACACAACTACTCCCGGTATATCCATATATACAGATGAGTTGTAATCATGTGAAGATACTGTAGTACCATTATAACCTCTAGAGGCGCCTGTTAATATTCCTAATTCTCTATTAACACCGGTATATGTAATCAATTCATCGTCAATTCTAATTAAACCTTGTACAGGGAATCCAAATGTGTTGCCAATCAAAATCGTGTTACTAACTGTCGTTAATTGTCTCTTAATCTTACCAACATAGGTATTGAGTTGTCCAGTGATAACTAAACCATAATTTTGATACCAACTTGCATATTCAGGAGTATCCCATATACTTGCTGTGGGCAAGAACTCGGCATCACCTGTCGTTGAATCAAATTTTAATGTTGGTGTTATAAATTGTTCGTTATCTTTGTTATACATCGATGGTAGATCAAAGTCAGTAATATCACCTTGATATACATTTACACCAGAATACTTCAAGTAAAAATCTTTAATTACTACATGGTATGGTTTAACTTCGTTGATATAACCTGACAGGAAATCAACGTTATCACGCTGAAACTTTTCATACTCACGCAATTCACGTATTGTATGTGCAACATCAATAAACGATGTTTTGTTTAACCATGGTAAATAATTTTGTGATTCAATGTTTTCACTTTCAATGTATTTCAATAATAAAATTAAACTAACATTTCTGTTTATCAACAAATCATCTGTATAGATTTCTTCATTCAATGCACGAATTACATTTCTAGTTTCCTGTGATGGGAAACTATCGAACGGTGTAGTATCAAAGAAGTTACCAAAGCCAAGTCTATTTGATCCATAGTCCCATAGTATACTCTTAAACTGAATAGTACCGTCTTGTAATCCAATACGGTTCCATGTACTATTTTGATATATATATACTTCACGTTTACCGTCACTGTTAGTTTCAACTCCTACTAATAAACCTTCAACCGGGTTTAACTCAGCTAAGTTATAGTATTTAGGTACGTCAAATGCTGTCTTAGTGTTATTGTCATAACCAACTGCCCACCAATCAACATACTCCCAAACATTACTAGTATCATAGAAAGGTAGATCGTTACTAGGATTAACAGCACCAACTTTAGTTAAGAATGTAGGGCTTTTAGATTCTACGATCGGGAATGATGCCATAACTTCATTTGCGTAAGTTAGATAATTCTTAAGTGCAGTGAATCTATCAACAAAGAAACTTTGTGATGGTCTGCTTGAAATACCACGTTGCAATAACTTTGGTAAGTATGGATTAGGTACTAATAAACCTGCTTCATCTAAACCAGCCATGCTGTCTAGTAATCGATTGTACAAGCTTGTAGGTTCGCTGTACGAATTGGCTGCTGACGGGATACCATTTAAGAAATCACCTGCATAACCTTCACGAATCAATTGATATTCATTGTGTGCTACGTCATCGTTGGTACCAGTACTGAAGCCAATGTGAATACTTGTATTAGTAGTATTTAAATACTCTCTTGCGTTATACAGACCAAATACGTTAGGTGTGTACGGTGCAAAATAACTTATACCAGATCCTTGCGGATCTTCAATATATGTCTCTAATATAACATCGGCTAAAGTTTTACCCTTCTTAGTAAACACTATACCAGTGTCTCTTACCCAGTAATAGTATTTGGCTATCAAATTACCTGCGCTATCTAGGATTACTGTTGATGCGTATTTTTCTAAATCGTACGGTGTTCCTGTACCAGTATAGAATGCAGGAGTCTCTGTGCTTTCGATCCACGAGTATACAGCTACATCACTGCCGGTAAACACTTTACCCCAATACTCACTATTGTACACTACATCATTTTGATGATAGTTAACAAAACGCATACCTGATACATCTAGCCAGATAGTTCCAACATGTCCAGCACCCCATACTACATTAGTAGATACGTTATTAATGTTATAGCCTGCAGGATCACTACTAGAAACCACATCAATATTTTCACGTACTGCACCTAATAGTTTACCCTGTAACGGATCAATATAATCTAGTGAAGTCAATGTTGTGTTATCTAAGTTATTGTATAACTGAACACCTTGCAATTTATCAATATCAACTACAAGACTACTTGATCTATGAACACTCCAGTCAGCTTTGTTTTCTGCATTTTTGTAAATTACTAAACGTCCGTTGTATGCTGTACTATCAAAGTTAGGTGTACCGATTAATACACGATAACCACCAAAGAACAACGCTTGACCATAATTAGGTTCATAACCGTAGTCTTCAGTAACATCATTACATGATTGAGCAAATACATACTGTCCTGGATTATTGATATTTTCATTATACTTAGGTAGATAGTCATACATGTAGACTGCACCTGCGTTTGCAAACCCATCAATAAAGGTAGTGAAGTCATTGTCAAATATAGTATCGTTGTTTTGATTGTCATCAATGTAATCAAATCTAGTAATAGCACGGCGTGTTGTTACAGGAGCACTTACTACAAAACTACTCAACTCATTACATCTAATTGCAGCACCAAATTGTGTTCTAGTACCACTATAAATTTCTTCAATACGTTGAGTTTTTGTATATGGTGCTATACCTAACTCTTCCAATATAGTCTTATCAGTTACAGTAATTGACAGTTTGTTACCAATCGGATTCAAACTTACATCACGCAAACCTATTACTAATATACCATTTGAATTATATGCAACTACATTATTAATATGCGTGTTGTTAATTGTTGTTGCAATTTCTGCTGCCGTTCCAGAAACTGTTACTTCAAAGCCATTGATTAGTATTGGTGTAGGTGATGATAATGATGCATTCGTTGTTCCTATAATCATCCCGTATTTTTTACCACCATCAGTAAATCTAAAGACTGCGCCTTCTTGACCGTCGCTATTAATAATGTACGGTGATCCACCTAATACTTCATTACCGTATTTGTTTGTATCTAATCCATATCCAAATTCAGTATTGTTTTGTGAGTCTGAAATAGTATCATAGTATGATAGTACTTGTTTAAGTACGAACTCAGAGCTTGACACAGTTATGATATCACCTGCATTAACTTGTGTATCAACTGTGACTGTATCTGTTACAATTGCATAGTCTGCACCATCAATTAGTTTTACACCGTTAAGGTATAAGAATGGCGTAGGGTGTAATGTAGATGAAGACCATATTGTTGTGAACAATGTGGGTACTAACGGTAATGCATTATACTGTTGTTCGTAAGTTTGAGTTAATCTCTCAAATGCATACACGTAACCAATGTCTTTTAGTTCGCTTACATAACTAGCTATAAGAGAGAATGTCAATGCACCCGGTGCGTCTGCAAGTACTTTATAGTACGTACCACTGTTTAACAAAACAGTTCCTGCAGTATAAGTTGTACTAGGTGCCCATGTTTCATATTCACCATCATATTCTCTGTTAGGAGAATTAATGAATACCATAGAGCCATCATGGTTTGTTGTTACTTGACTACCAAAATTGTCATCAGCAGATGAGTCAGGTAAATCTATATAACCGCAACTAGTGTAATTAGTAGTAGCAATATATGTAGCAGTTGCAGTAATAATGTTAGTTTGAATTTCTTTACCCAATGTTATTGTAGTCTTGTTGAGTACGATATCCCATTTAGACGAAATAATAGTATATACAGGTGAATAGTCAGCACTAGAGAAAGAAACTTTAGTACCTGATACAAACGTAGAAGTTCTATTACCATTAACTACAAATGTATTAGATCCTGCAGTAACATTACCATCTAGCGGGTAAGTTGTGTTAGTGCGAGTATAGTCTGCATCTAATTGATAGATATAAACTTTATTATTTGTATTGTCAGATATGTATAACCAATCTGTATCACCGGATAAAGCCATACTGTAGCCACAATATCCACCTAACGATATTACTTGCTGTCCTATAATTTGGTTGATACCATATTCAGTAACTACAGAATATACATAAATATCACTGGATGCACTTGTAGTCTTAGCAACTACTACAATGTTACCAGCAGTTTCCATTGAACTACCAAAATTACTACCTTCATCAATCTCTAAAGTGTTTAAATATTGTTTTGCAATAGGATTATATGTATAAAGATAAACTTTACCTTCACCGGTATCGCCAATTAAGTAACCTAATTCAGGTACATATACAGCAGAACTACCAAAATTAGTAGTAAAGAATGGTTTATTAAAATCCTCGTATTTATATCTGTCATCTCTTTCATATACAGCCCAGTTACCATCTGAGTTTTGATCTGCCCAAACTTTAAACTTTTCAAATTCTTGTCCTAAGATAGGTAAAGAAGTTGTGTCACTAGGTGTGTCTACACGATGTGTTACTAACTTAAATACTACTCCGCTACCTCTAAGTTTTAATGTAGCACCTTGCAAAGTAACTGTAATTGATATACTGGTTTCGCTAATAATTTTATCTACATTATAATAACCATCAATGTCTTCATTGAAATTAATTACACCAATCAAATCATTCTTAGATAGACCGTGCGCCTTATTAAATGTTAATGTTGCTGTACCTGTAAGATTGTTTTCAACTGATATTAATACTATACCTTGTTTGGTTAACGTGCTTAATGGTACAGGTGTGTATACATTCCAGTTACCTTTATAATCAGCTAACCAAATATAGTCACCATTGTATAATTTTTCAATAGGTTGATTAGCACGATATAAACCATTGAAATTATAACTGTGAATTTTTACGTCATCAAAGTTTACATAGCCCGCATCAGGTAAACTCTTAACACTGATGTCATCTACAGTAGGTAGTACAGCGATATTGTTTAACACTCTGCCGTAATTTGTTAGTGAGTATAACGGTACTGATTGTTCAACACCTTCTACTACTTCTATACCATTAGTCACACCAATAATACCTGGATTACCTGTCAATTCGTTTTCAGCTAACTTGAACTCGATAAAATTCTGATTAAGTACGCCACCAAACTCGCCTGTTTTGATAGCCCAGTTTTCATATATGTCATAGCCTAATTGACCTTGAGGTACAGTAATGTTCTTCAATTGATTTGCACCACCTAATGTACCCATAGATTCAATCATATTAATGAATACATTAACTTGAGTCACATCATCTAAATTAGCAACGGCTAAATAATCACGTGGTCTATAACCAATCAAACTAAAACTTAATAAATCAGCATCATTCTCTAAGTTTGTATTATGAATGTCATAGTACAACAAACTTTCATATGAACGTGTGCTTGGGTTAGGTAATAACCCTTTCTGTATTGAATCGTAATCGGTTTTTACCCATTCAGTTTCATTGAACGTGCTACTAGGTTGAACAATCTTTGTGCTAGTATAGTAACTGTTTTTGTACAATACAATCACACCTTTAGTGTATTTTATATTCTCTTGCCATTCTTGTATATTATCTTGATTTAAGATAAATCCTTGTGCATCAACTTGTCCGTTCCATTCAGCAGACTTAACACCTTTAACTAAAACACGTTCTTGACGTAAGCCTGTAACTAAATTGTAAATCACATCATTGAATAGTGTAACGTTATCAAATACAATGCAGTGCTCATAGTTGCTAATGTTAGCAGTCATGTAACTAAAAGTATCTGTATTTTGTAACACATTTAATTCAAACTCAGTACCGTTTCTAATCAAGCTCATATCTTTGACTTGGATTGGTATTAAGTTTTGATTCAACACATAGTTTTGTTGATGGAATGTTAAAGGTTGAACAATTCCACTTTCTTTATTAATTTTTAGATTAGTAGCTGCCGGATTTACATTAACTGTACTACCGGCTTCCCAACCACTTTGTGTCCAGTAGATTGCTTCAGCAACCATTTGTTCCCAGTTCTCAACAATACCGTTTTCGATATTGTTAAATATCATACCATCGTTCTCTAAATAACGACCGTAGTTAATTAAGAACTCAGACAACGCTTGTACACTATAAAACTCAGTGCCGTATGGTACTATTAGTGTTTTGTCGGTGTATTCTTTGCTAACATAAATTGTTACATCCGCTACAACATATTTGTCATAGTTGCCATTCATCTTAGGTACTAACGTTTTAAAGAACGCAGTATTCTGACTGTTACCGTATACTTTATAACCATTAATAGTCTTTTGTATAATAACTGAACTGTAAACTACTTTAGTGAACGGTTGATTGTTATATAACAATACTCCGTAACTCTCGTCAGGGATCAACAAGCTGTTGTTCTTACTATTTGGGCTACCTTTTTCAACATAGAACTTTAACATATCTTTGTCGCTGAAGCCCGCAACTCTATATGCTAAACGTACATCTAGGTTATTAACTAGGTCAGATACTTTATCATGTCCACTCATACCCAATTGTTGGATGTAGTCAACAATCCAGTTAACATAACTGTTTACTGCTGTACCATTACCGTATACAGGTAGATCATTTAGCGGGCTACGTAATCTAGCATTTTCTAAATACTGATTGAATTCTGCATTATATTCATAGCTGTCAACATCAATGCATAGCGCAAAGAATTTTGCTGGCTTCATTAAAGCAAACATTCGCATTAAGTCAAATGGCCATGAGCTACTCTTTAAGTAACCATACTCTGCAGGACCAACGTCCCCTACTTTCCAATTCTTGTTAATTGAGTTAGTATCATACGCATTCACTACGCTGATAGCTGGACTTACTAAGTTACCACTACTATCTACTGGCAACACATCTAATAGTCCTGGACGTTTTCTGTTCTCAATTGTGTAAGATGCTCCGTTATTCCAAACGTAACCATCGGCTAGGTCGTTCCATAATACCAAGTTATCACTGGTGTATGGTGCGACACCGTAACGTGTTTCCCACCAGGTCGGCTTCTCAGAAAACCCTAACATCTCCCATGGAGTAGATTGCGGAGTAGCAGTATCATAGAACCATAAGTATATACCTCTCCAGTTGCCTTGTTTTAAAGGTGTGTAATCTGATTTGTTTATAGATTGACTGTAGTTGTAAGTATATTGATTTGTGATATCAAAGTATTGAGTTTTATAATCAATTCTGTTTTTACCTACCCAGTTCAAGAAACCATAACTATATATTTGCTGAAACTCCTCATATGTGTAGTCAGTGGTTCTAAATTCACCTGGCATAATATCAGGTAAAGTTAACGGTATAACATTACTAGTTTTAATGTTGTTGAAAATTCTCTTTTCAAATTCTAAGTATGCTCTATCTCTGTAGTCAGATAGATACCCATCAGTGTATTCACCGTACAATTTAGTTAAACTACCATCATGACCTTTAATAAAGTATGTAGGTGTAACATAAGTTGTATCATATATAACTTGTGGAGTGCTTACTGGATACAATCCCATCTTGGATGGAGTGTTTGGTACAAAACTTCCGTAAGTTTGCGAATACTCATCAATAGTTATTACGTCATTTGGTAATAAGTCAAAGTATACAATAACTTTAGGTGCGTCTGTACTAATATCATAGTCAACCCCTCTCAATAATTGAGTGGTATGCACTTCACCATTTGTAGTTCTAGTAACATATAGCAAAACGCTGTAGTAGTTGGCAGTTGCAAAATCATATATTCTAGTTAATGGGAACTCTGATTGCTTAATAAAGTTTACAAACGTGTATGAATTGCTAGCTGATTTGTTTCCATTAGGAACCATATCAGACCAGAAGAATGCACTAGAATTATCTTTTGTACCTGCAATTTGTGCCAATGCATCATCTAAAATATATGCATCGGAGTATGTTCTGTTGTATTCAGTTCTGTTGATTGTATCTGTTAGTAACGCTTTAAACTTAATATATTCATTATTGTTAAATGTCAATGCATTAAAAATACTAAAATCTTGATTGCGTAAGAATGCGGCAGCAGGAACTAAACTAGCACTACTCTGAGTGATTCTAGTACCATAAGGTACTAGATTACCTAAGTCACGGTAGTTGTTAGCTCCAAAAGGTGCACCTACTAAAGTAGTAATGTTGTTACAAATACTCTTATAATGACCTCTAATATCACCCAAGTTAGCATTTGACACAGGTGTATTGAACGGGTTGTTTTGTAAGTTAGTAGGAATTTCATAGTAACCAACTGAACTTGGTATATCACTATAAATTAATACTTGTACTGGTGCGCCTGGCAAAGGTGCAGTATTCAATGTAATGATTGTACTATTTTGACTATCGACTGTTCGAGTATATGCAGTTGGAGCTAGTCTTTCGTTATTAACATAGACTTGAGTTACTGGCCATGGTGTTGACTCAGGATCTTTATACGGAACATCACATACAAATTTTGGTATACCAGAATTATAAATTAATTCAAAAACTTGATACTGGAAACTTTCACCAACAGTTGTTTGCCATCCAAGTTGTCTAGCATATGTAGCAGTAGTAGGTATATATTTGTAAACATATCCTGTATCAACTGATAAAGATTGCGGTGTAGAACCCTCAACATATGTAAATGTTTGATTGTTCAATGTTACATTGAACGTAATGTCACCTATGTTTGTAAGTGAGCTATATTTTAATGGAAAACCTAATTGCGGATCATCAGAGCCAGTACCTAATGCATATTCAAATAGCGTACATCCTCTGAAGCTACTTCCTAAATAGTATTCTTGGTCACTAAAACTTATACCGCTAGAAGAAAATACATCAAACAACGGAGCTTGATTAACTCTTTCTTTAAATTGACCACTGATCCAGTCTGTTCCATTAAAGTGATATGTTTGACCAATATAATCACCTGCAGTTACTACTACTTGATCGTTTGCACTTACATCACCGTCGGCTGCAACAGTTAATGTAATTACAGGTGTAGCTGTTGGCGAACCTGTAATGTTAGAGTAAGTTACAAGGTATACTTTGTTTCTAACATTTATATCTTCTGCCGCAGTAAAGACAATCTTTACACCACCCGGTATTGCACTGGTTCCGCTATTTGGATAAAAGGTTGTTGCACCAGAACAAATAGGTGTTGAACCATCATAACCAAAAGGATCTGTAACTACTGAATCAACAAAATCAACTGATCCTTTACTAACTGACCCTTGATTATATAACTTTAAGTTAGGATAAAATTCTATAATAGGACGTTTAGCACGGAAGTTTGAATTATTCAACGCTTCAAGTACAACCGGTGCTTCATTACCTCTATATTGTGCTGTTGCACGTAATACATCAACGTGGAACCAACGATTACTTCTACTCCATGCATTCCTATCATAACTGTTTCTGCTAATAGTAATGTAGTCTTTAGCTAAAGGTACGTTGGATGCACTATCATATGCTTCTGTATCGTATGGGCTTACGCTATAAGGGTTGTAATATGCTTGTCCGGCTGGTTCAGGGACGATAAAGTTTGTCACAGGCAATAGTGTAATAGCAGTACCTACACCCTCAACATAGTATTCATTACCAAAATATGATTCTGGATATATGTTGCCCGCAAAAGTTACTTTTAATCCATTAGTAAATTGTACACCATTAGGACTAGTAAATGTTTTCTTACCTAAGATTTGTGTGTTAACATTAAGTTGATTGTTAGAAATAGCATCAATAATTTTAATAACACCAACACGGTCAACATTTGAACCATCTTGGTAATACAATGTATCTGCTAAAGCACTTAAGTACGGTACTATGTACATATTAGCTAAAGCATCAGTATATACTTCATTGAATGCAAACTCGTCACCATACAATACTTTGATTCTATCTAGTTGAACGATAGTAGCATGTTCGGTGACACGAATTACAGGATCATCTGGGTCCCCAACATAACTAATTCTATATATGTTTTTGTTTAAATCTGTATAGTATCCATCTTCATATGGTTTAACTACCGGATTATCTTCATCAAATGAAAATTCATCATAGAATTCCCCAATGTAACCTTGTGCAGTAGGACTATTACCGTAGAACACAATAGTTCTTCCGTCAAGCGATACAACACCATCAATATTGCCTAAATCTCTGACACGCATGCCATTAATTTCATCCCAAGATTTTGTGGTTAATAAATCAACAGATTGTGTGCTTGGATAAAACGCATAGCTTTGATCTGATTGAAATGGAACTTGGAATGTCATTACCCCTGAGCTTGTACCATTGTTAGTTAGACCATATATATTTCGTGTACCTATGTTGGTATGAACTGGGTCAGTACCTTTAAGACCAGGTGTACCTTGAATCCAAAATTGCGATGATTGATTAACAACAAATTGATATGTGCCACCGCGTAGTAAACTGATTGTTGGGTTATTGCCAGGTACAATTAAGTTATCTGCACTAAAGTTAATATAATTTCCATTAGGTACTACAGTGAATTCTGTTTGGCTATAAACGTCATTGGTAGAAACGGTAACTAATTCTGGACCCAATGGTAACCAGTAGTACTGATTGTAATTGATTAACTTATCTAAATCAGTAAAACTATCCCATGAATAGAATTGATTAGAGAATAGATTGTCATGCTGGTCGGTGATGCCACCTTCTAGTTTTAATGCATCAATTAATCCAGGATAAGTAAGTAAATCAACTGCTGTTGCAGTATTCTTTTTTAAGAAAACTACACTAGGTTCAAGTTGGTAGTCAGTTCTTACTTTAGTAGGTTCTACAACATACCCATCTTTTGCATTAATTCCATAACCAAACTTACTACCAATGTACCCTTGGACCTTCATCGTGTTAGGTTGACTAACAAGTTGATCCAGAGTCGCTGACAGAAACTGTTCGTTGGCTTTAGTTTTGAATATGTCTGGTAAGAAATTTATTGTTCTAACTCTTGAAACCATCTGTTATACTTTCTTTTATCTTGTAATTTGTAACTCTTTAGGCGTTAGTGCTGAAATCACTACAATATCGGTTGCTTGTGCCGCATTAACAAATATTTCATATGGTGCGGAGCGTATCTCATACAAATCACCAAATTGCATTTCAGGATCATTGGGTACAAGTACAATAGAATTAACTAAGTCCCCGACTTGACTATGTAGGTATGCACTTAACTCACTAAAATAAAAAGTATCACCAAAGTCCCAATTGTCTATACTAAAATAGGTGTTCATTGCTTCTAATACTCTGGATCTAATTTCACTATCACTTGCTGTTGTGGTTGAGGATCTAATAACTTTTATAGTAGCTTGCAATTGTTCTTCTGCTTTGTGTCCAAACAATGGCTTAAATCTTACACTATTTAACACCATACTATCGCTTATCATTTTGTATCCATCAAGCTTACCGTATAGTTGTTGCAACTCACTCATCGTGGGAATATCTGGCATTGGTACTGTGTTGGTTGTATCACGTAACCAATTTTGATATTGTGTATAATAACTTTGCGTAACAACATATAAGTCAATGATGTTACTTGTAGCAGGATCAACACGTGTTGTGTTGTTAGAAATATGCTTATATTGGAAAAATAATCCTTGTCTACCAGTAGAAACACTATACGCTAATTGTTGTACCAAATACAATATGTTTTCTACAATTGGATCTTCTGTATTTTTATAGAAAGTACCTTCTGAATATGCATAGAATAATTGTCCTACAGGATATTCATATTTTACAATCTCAATGGCTGCTACTGTTGGATAGCTGTAAACTACATCTACACTAGAAATCATTTGTGACCTAGATAATAATAATGTATCTAAGGTCTGCTCAAAGAATGTATAGTAGCGTGTGTTAGTTGTACCAGTTGTATAGCCTGTAATAGTTTTAAAGAAGTCAGGATCACGAATGATGCTACTATTATTACTGTCTGCACTTGATACTTCAATAGCAAAGTCATCTACATAACCGTCTGCTTCTACATTTTGCCCAACTACATCTAATGTTAGTTCTCTTGCTAATGCACTTGTGCTATCAGGTTGGTTGTTTGTGCGTAATATAACAATATTATCACGGAACAATTTACCACTATATGGATCGTATACTACTTTATTAGAGTCAAATACAAAACGAGTATCTCGAACACTACCAAAGAAATATGATAATGATCTAGTAGAAACAATATATCTGTTACTACCATCACTAGTAAACTTAATGAACCATCTTGGATCATCATACGTAATAACACTCCAACGTTCTTGTATTGAAGTCAACGAGTTATTGTATTTTAAACCAAAACTTTGATTTAAATTCATTCTGTTAATACATTCATTTATAACTGTTCTAGAAAGTACATTATCAAATACTGGTATGATTTCTACTATCAATGCGGTTGTTGGTACATTGCCAGTTAATGTTACAGGTCCGGCTCCGTTAATTAATAAACCTTCCCCTCCGTTATAACCGTCACCTACTACTGCTGAAACACTAGTCCAAAACGTAGTTGAATCAGATATACTAGGTATACCATATACTAAACGATTGTTAGCGTCAAAGTAGTATCCAGCTGGTGCTTGAAATTTTAAAAGTGCACCAGGAGTAACATAACGTAAGTTACCACTACTATATTGTCCTACCGGTACTGCTAATGTATTATAAAAATATCCAGTAACATTGGTGTTGTTATATCCAACTTGCTTCCACTTAATAGTACCATCACCACTAGTTGTATTGACAGGATATCTTGTGTAATGCTGACAGTAGTATTGTTGTGATCGGTGACCTGCAATATCTGCTCTAATATTTTCTGTTAAAAATGTGTAGATATCATTGTCATTATTAAAGGTGAATGCTACTGCATCTTGTGAAGTGTTTTCATATAGACCGCCGTCATCAGCAAAACTATTTAAACTAGAATATTTACCTGTAGGATCTAATAAATCAAAACTACGACTTACACCTACGCTACCTCTATTTAGAGCCTTACTCTTAATGATTGAGCTAAACAAAGTATATGGGAAGTTGTTATAATCTTCACCATTGACCATACGATTCTGTGTATAGTATCTTGTAGGTGCACGTTCTTTGATTTCAGTTAATGATTCACGTACTTGAGCATTTGTAACTGGTAAAGGTAACTCTAAGTTAAGCGTCAATGTCTCCACACGACCAACTCTACTTACATAATTAATGTTTACTATTATGCCTTGCATTTCAGCAGGGTCAATTGTATATTGACTTGCATTACCTGCACGAATGTATGCTCTAAAGTTTCCAACTGGGATTTCACTAAATACTCCGTCACCAAATGCATAAGATACTTGGTCATTAAATCTAGAAACTACAGAAAAAATCTTACGCAAACTGGTATTAGTTTGAAGATTGGCATTTGCATATACACTTTCTACTTCATCCCATTGTGAATAGGTGTTAGAAGCAGAATCATATTGATATAACCATGTATCAGTATTGTTAATACCTTGTATATCAATGTCAACTGTTTGATTAGAAATCTGTTGATCCAATGTAAAATCAAAAGGTTGTAATGTACCTTGTTTGAAGTACATGAAAAACCCTGTATTTGGACTACCGTAACCCAATTTATCATTACGATATAAGATATTGAAGATGCCAGTAGGGCCAGGTGGAATTTCATATAGATAATCTTGGTCTATACTAGATACACTCACTCCCTCAAAGTCCATAGTTGACCCATCGACTGTTGCGCTAAATGGTACGACCGGAGATTTGCCAGGTGGGATACTTATTGAGTATTCGTCAGTCTTAACACCCAACAACGTCTGAGTATTACCCGGACGTCCAATACGTTGACTGTTTACTAAACTAGCATTAATGATAGTGTTATATTGTTCTTGCCAGTTTACATTACTAGGATCATTCCATAGAACATTAATGTTATTTAGGCTTAGCCCATTAATGTCATTAATATTTTCTGTAGTAGAAATACTAGTTACTTTTAAATAACCTTGACCATTTAGATTACGTTTTGGATTGTAGCCAATTAAATTTGCTAGTTTGACAACTGAATCCCTACGTTCTGCGGTATCAATAAAATTTTCACGGGTATTTAAGTCATTACGGAAAGCAAGTGCTTGGCCCATAAAAGCCATTACGTCCATCAATGCAATATATTCGCTTGATTCTACGTAATCGTTGAACGTTTCAGGGTAGTATAATCGTAGATAGTCTACAAAACTTTTACGTATGGTTTCGTAGTCATAGCTTTGAAAATCAGCCTGACGGAATGTTTTATAAATGGTTTTCCAATCATTGGTACCAAATATCGAAGATTGTCTTGAGCTTGTTGCCATATACTGTTTCTCTTTTATGTATTTATCACAAAGAAAAAACCGTATTTTTAGACTAATGACGCCGAGTTAGATTGCTGGTCAAAGAAAATCTGTAGCTGTCCGGCGTTATTAAAGGGGCTTACGGCTACTTCAACTTCAATCAATATGCCGTTTTCTTGCGGGTACGATATTACTGAATTAAGAATCAATCTAGGGTCTTGTGTTGCTACCCTACGTATCTCATTTTCTAACTGGAACTGCATGTCAGGAGTGTTGGGTTCAAATACAAATGTCCAGATAGTTGTACCGTAACTAGGCTTACCCGGCTTTGTACCTTGTGGGATATTTAAAGCATTTATAAAATCTTGTAGGATAAGTTGCTCATCTATTAATCTAAACTTCTTACCAATTTGAATAGGTTGTGTCAAACTGCCCGAACCACCATCGACACCAACAGTAATACTCTCGTTTCTAGGTAAATTGAAACGTTGTGTGCTGAATCCTATATATACTGCCATATTTTATCCTATATAGTATTTAGTTTAGTTTTTTCATCAAATCCAAGACCTGAGTCTGAACCGCAGTTATCTGTTTGATAATTGTTTTGTAATTATCGTATGCAGTTACTGTTTCTGTTGCATCAGGGCCGTACGTAGTTTTAGCGTAATCATACTCGTTTTTAAGTCTAGTTTTTCTTGTTTGATACTTAGTTTCTTCAGTTGAAAGAGTCAATATCGTAGCTTCAATGATAGCTCTTGACAATGCTGGTTCATTTGTTGTGTTAATAGTTACTATATTATTTGTGTTATTAGAATCTACTAATTGTTGAGCAGAAGGTTTTGCGTCAGGATCAATCAACTGTTCAGTCTGTATCTTAAGAGCCAAATCACTAGCACTAGTTGTATTAACTCCAACTGTTGGTAATTGAATGGTAATAGAAGATCCATTTGTTAACGCACTTACTGCGCTATACAATCTAACGATTTGTTCATGCGTTAATCCATTCAATGCTAATTTTTCTAAATTAGTCTGTCCGGCTGCTAATCGTATACGAATGAGATCAGTATTTATTGTAGTGGGTAATCCTGCCGCGTTGTCGGCCAAAGCTTGCAATTCTTTAGATTTAGTTATACTTGCTAGTAATACAGAAATGTCTACTAAGTTACTAGTAGCAGAGAGTCCACCCGGTATACCTGCTAACGTTACTTGATCGGCTGTCGGTGATTTCGGTAATGTGTTTTGTTTACCTAAATTAATAGGAACACCTGCTTTAAAAGGTTTATATGCATCAGTGACTGTACCAAATGTACCAGCTACTGCACCTTTTGCTGAACCATTAGTTGATAACGTGGGATTAATACCACTAGTAGTTTGATCTGCCATTCTGGCAGCGTAATTACCACTGGCAACTAAATCGTTAATTGGTCCAATAGTACTATTAGTATCAGCAGGAGTTGCTGTCCCTTTACCCGAACTAGTGTTAACAAATCCTGATACTGCTGTCACACCTAATGCGGCAGCAGCCATAATCAAGCCAGCGGTTTGTGTTAAACTTTCTGCACCACTAATTATTCCTGCACCAATCAATGATGCTGATGCGTCACCTAACAACGATGATTGAATACTTGACTGCAATGAAGTGTTGTTTAAATAAGACGAGAAGTCGGTTGCCCCGTTTCCTGTCCATAATGTTGCTGGCATAGCTTCTGAAAAAGACTTGCCTTGATCTATTAATTTGTTTGCTACTACACTTGCACCTGGTTTAAGTATACCTGCTTTTTCTAAATTATCAGGTGTCTGATTAAAACTTCCCATAGCATTGGCACCCGGATCAGGTGTATTAGCGGCATTTACTGCTGTTTGACTGACCAATGCACTAGTAGTATTTGGATCTTCTCCGCCAACAGAACCTGCAGGTACTGTGCTTGCAAGAGCTGGGTTAGTAGGACTCTGTGGACTATCAGGAGCTGCATTATTTGCGGCTGCTGTTGACGGGCTTGGGTCTTCTGGTAAGTTTTTATCAGAACTAAAATCTACTTTCACATCTACACCCTTGTTTGCGCCAGTCCATGGACTATGTGCGGGTACACGTGAGTTGATACTTTCTAATTTATTTGGTGCAGGGGTAAATCCTTTTTTCTTATCGTACAACGTGTCGTCATGTTTTTTAACAGCGATTGCTTCAACTTTGTCAGGAACTAGTGCCGCTGATCCTGTATTCAAATTAATTTTTTTACCATTGACATATGCGATAGCATCACTTGCAACACTAGCTTCACCTTTGCTTTTCAAACTCATTGCACCGTCAACTTTTACTGTATACTTACCTACAACATATTGATTATAGTCTTTACCCGCTCTTAGTAATGTATTTTTTGTACTTTCTAAGTTAATCTGTTCTGCTTTTAAGTTGAAATTTCTTTTAGCAAACATATTAATATCTCGTTCAGCGTGAAGATTAATATCACCGTGTGTTCTTATATTAGTGCTATTTGTATTGTAGATATCAATAGTACCTTCTTTGCCCATCTCAATCCAACTCTTACCATTAGCATGAATTAAAAAGATAGTCTCAGCTTTGTCGTGCATTAGTATTTGATGTCCGGTACCAGAGCGTAATCTAATTAGTTGTTCTTTACCGGTTAAGTCTCCGTCATCTAGTACGAGACTATGACCACCTTTCCGTCCTACAATTTTAAAATTCTCTGCAGGTGTACCCTCATTCTTAACAGCATCTTCAATATTCTCATCAGTATAGCCACCTTTATAATAAGGTCTTCCGGGTGATGATAGTCCAATTACGCCACTAGGTGTTTCTCTTGCCGCAGTGCTATTAATAGTTCCTCGTTCTGGATCTCTAATCAATCCTTGTATGTTTAGCATGGCTGCTTGATAACTATGAATAGTCCTAGACTGGTCTACAAACATTTCATTGTTATCTTTTTTAGAATTTACATCATTAATTTCAGTAACAGGCAAACGTGTTGCACCACCATATGATTCTGATTCTTTGCTATTTGCTACAATCTTTTCGCTTGAACCAATTGCCGGTAACATATGTGTTAGGCCTGATCCTGGTATAGCACCTATGTAATAGCCAAAGTTGATATCACCATTTGCAAATATACATAGTACTTGCGTGTTGATGTCGGGCGGTGTGGCCCAAAACCCATAAGAATGTGAATTTGTTTTATATTTACCTTCATCATCAGGGCTGGATGTGTTTTGTGTACTACCACCAAAGGGACTCAAGTATCTTACGGGAACCCATCCAACTGGATTCTCTTGGTTATACCCGTTTAACCTAGCAATGTATACTTCAATTTTACCGGTATGTGTTGGATCAATATTATTTTTAACAATACCTATAACCGGTCTTGATAATAATACGGCACCACCGCGTTCGTCTGTGTAGCTTTGTGTAGTCCCTCGAAGTTTAAATATATTATCAGTCATGTTTATCTACCGCCTCTATGTTTAATTAAATTATCTGACATAGTTTACCTTATTTCTTTTTGTACGTTGATGGATCAAAAATTCTAAAACTTGTTGGTATAAATCCTTCATTACTTTCCTGTTTTATTTTTGAACCTTTAGGAACCTTTTGATAGGTTGCGGCAACAGCAGTTCTTCTTTCAGATTCTTCAACCGACTGTGTTGCATTGGCTCTAGCCTTTAATCTTTGTTCTTCATTTCTATCATAACTACCATCATCATCTTGTACTTGTCGTCCTTGTGGTGTAGGTGCTTGTACACTAGCAGACACAGGATTAGTTAATGATTTTTTAGCTGGAGGTGCTGTTCCTGACGATTTGCTAGACGAGGTATCTAGGTTTCCTGCATCCGCAACTTTGGGTGTAAATTTTTCACTATCTGTCTCATCTGCAAGTTTGCCTACGTTTTCTGTTGGTACTCTTGATTCAGGAATGTTTGGACCTTCAGTATTTTCTACTGATGCCGATTGACTTTCTGCACCTTCTCTTTCTCCCCCACCACCTGTTTGTGGTCCTTTAAAGGGAGGTACTATGGTTTTTAACTCTTGTGTGAACAAACCTTTATTAAAATTACTAGTAACTTGAATAACTTGGTAAGCCATACCTTCAACTTCACTCATACTATCAGGATAGTCCCAAAATTTTATGTCATCATTTATTTCTAATAGACCATCTGATGTGTTGTAATCAACACCTTCTTTGAAATCTACTTCAATGAATACTTGTCCACTATTAGGGTTGATACTATAATCATTCCCGTAACGCTTTTTAGTTATTATATCTACTGCTCCACCAGTTGCAGTCATAAGATAATCAGGATCACCTAATATCTTTATTCTAGCTTTCAATTGGTCACCCGGGCTATACAAGAATGTTTTGACACTATTGATAATCTCAAACCATCCCGGTAACTTAGATGTTGGGTTTGCGTTTTGTCCAGGTTGATTAACAATTGGTGCAGTATTATTTACACTGTTATTGGGTGTAGCTACATCAGATGATAGAGCGGCTGCGGTAAAATACAACATATTATAATCCTGATCATAACTAATAATTTCTGTGTTTTGACCAGTTAACCAATACTTGTAACGCTTATGTGGTCCGGGATAAGGTGATAGTTCTTTAATATACAAAGACCTTACATACGGTATTTCATATTCTTGTATGACATATTTTATAGTATATTGATAATCATTTCGTTTATTATCCCACTCACCCGGTTTTATATGAGGAGTAATATTATACCATTTCAATTTCTTAGGTTCTTTTTTATCTACCTTTACATTGCCACCATTTGGTGCTATAACCTCTTCACGTGGATGTTCAGTTACAGCATCTTCAATATACTTACTTTGTGATATAATCTGATCTATTGCCGCTATAATAGATGTACCGGAGTTAAAAGTTATAGTTCTGATATTTTTATCTATCTTTTTAGAATTTTGCGTGGCTGCCGCGCTAACGTTACTACCAGTAGAATCTTTTACTGGTGTCATGGGTGAATTCTCTTTTAAATACCATTCACCTACTAACTCACTTTCACCAATTTCTTCCTGTGCAAATTCAACTTCATATACATCCATCAACTCTATCTTATCGCTGTCTTTCAGATCCTGTTGTATTTTATTCAATTGTTGCATCAACCCTTGAATTTTGCCCGGTTGCCCACTATCATTTTCTGCACCTTGAATAGCATTGATAACAGTGTCTGCTTTAATTGTAAGAGTTTGCGGTATTGTACTATGTATCATACTCTTACCAATCTGTTCATTAGTTAGTGTAGCTTCAATATTATATGTCACTACTTTATTATCTAACTTGAAATTAAACTTAGTAAGCATGACCGGGAATGTACGTTTATATACACCTTCAACATCAGTTATTAGCTTACCGTCACCGTCATACCCATAGAACTTAATCTCTAACATATAATGCTGTCGTAACGCTGTAATAACATCTTTGCTGTTAGGATTATTTGCTTGAAACTCTAATGCAGCTTTTACTAATTGCGTAGGGAAGCTAAATCCATATGGTTCAAATATTTGAAAATTAAACTTATAACTGTTGCTGGGGATGGATGTAGATTGTGTTGCAGTTAATGTTTGTATTGTTAAATTGTCAATGTACAAATCGAGCGGGATCCCGGTTACACGGTTTTGTATATTTTCGTTTACGCCACCGCTTTGTGCTATAATTTTAAACTTACTACTAGCACTTTCATCACCCATTACATAACTTGAATAGCTTTTAGCATCCATGATATACATAGTGATTCTATATGTATAATTAGAAAATTTGCTAAGTGGGTTATCCATTCTACCATCACTAGCGCCGACTGCTGCCGATCCTGTGTTCTCTCCTGAACCAGCTTTACCGCTTATTGTACTACCTGCTGATCCTTCTGTATCATCTGCCATCTTATATTCCTAATGTTGATTTTAATGTGCCAATTTGGGGCAAGTAAATGCTAGTTCCAACAGTAAAGTCAAATAGAGGATCTTTTAATTTGTTTGGATTTCTCTGTGAGAATACCCACCACAATCTACTATCATTGTATAAGTCAAATGCTAATAAGTCCGGGCGTAGATTGTATGTTTGTGTAATAGTCCAATAAGTGTCTGTTGCTAATTTAGGTACAGGAGTATCTACCATTATGTCTAGGTACTCGTTATTAACTGTTCTAGTTAAGTAGTATGGACTAGTTTGCGGATATGATGCCATTACCAAATACCTTTCTTAGCAAGTAAAGTTCCTTTTGCATATTCTTCTACACTGAAGTTTTTAGCAATATCATTCCGTGATACTACAGGAACACATGTAATACTCAATTGAATTTTAGTAGGTATATATGTAGCTTCACTATTAGATAATGCAGTAAACTTAGGTGCTGTAGATACACCACCTTTATTTAAACCTGACCCGCGTAATCTACTTAACACCGAATCTAGGAAGCCAGATTTTTTGATTTTATTTTGATACGACTGTACATTTTGTCCAGCATATTGAACAGTGCTACCTGCTCTGATGTAATCTACATCATTTGGTAAACTATAATTAAAACTAGTAACTAACAATGGATGGTTATTAAATTGATACTGACCTAAACCAGTTATATAACATAATGGCGGAGGAGTTCCTGCATTTGGATTATCATCTAACCCATAAAACATCTTAGTAACTGATTTGAAAAAGTGTATAACGGCTAAGACATATGACGCTTCGCCTGTATCTTGTGCAGTGAAATCTGCGGTAATCTGTATATCATCAACTGCACTATTTTTATAAAAGAATAATCTATAGTTACTATGAGTCAAATCTGTAGGATCATAATTAGCTCTATATGCTACACTGATTTGCGGTGTGTATGGAAAGATTACCCCATTTGTAGCAGACAACGGAGCTAATATATCACCATCTGATGCAACATTGTACAGATAGTTTGCACCAGGGGCTAGACTTAAACGTACTCGCCAATCCGGTTGCTGGTTATAACCTTGTTGGCTTTGCTTGACACCCTGTGTTTGGGCATTCGCAGTAGCCCCTGGAACGTTGTATTCTGCCATATTTATACCTTTACTAAATATATTTATCGTAGCAAAAATTCCCCTTTTTTACCAATCTCGGTTGCAATCCAGTAACTATTTGTGTTACAATTGCTTATCATAACAACGGAGTCATATGAGCTTACCTAGCAAAAAACCAGTAAATTATCTTAATAACAAAGATATTCTTAAAGAAATCCACTCAAGCAAAAATTCATATTGCACATTCTTAGATCCAGAAAACGATCACAAATACGACTTTATAGTAGATATACCACAAAGTACGATTGAAGAAAGCTTAGAATTTGCATTCAAACCAGAATCAATTCAACTAGCAAAAGAAACTAGGGCTACCCGTCTTAGCTTAGAAGCGGGGGCAAAAGATTCAGTTAATCCGGAATCTATCCCAACGACTGATTTAGTATTTCGTGTAATGA